TACTTAAACGAAGTCATTAATATAATTGATGAGTATAGATATTGACTATGAAAACCCCTGGTTTTTTGAAGGAGTCCCTTTTTTATCTGAGAATATTAACGATAACTTCGGTTTTGTCTATCTCATTACAAATATACAAAACAATCGAAAATACATCGGCAGGAAATACTTTTGGTCATTTAGAACACCAAAGGGAAAAAAACGTAAAGTAAAATCAGAATCTGATTGGAAAAAATATTATGGGTCTTGTCCGGAACTTAAAGAAGACATTGACAAATTGGGCAGAGAAAATTTTAGTCGAACTATCTTATCATTACATAAAACAGGTGGCAAAACAAACTTCGAAGAGACGAAACAGCTCTTCATCAATGGAGTTCTCACTGAGTCCCTTGACAACGGAGTCCCAAGATATTATAATAGCAACATTCTCAGCAGATACTTCCGAAAAGACTACTATGAACACAACAACTGAAGAAATTGTTGCATACGTTCGAAATTGGTCACTCGAACGAGCAGCAGATAAAAGTGTATCTAAAGATGATGCTAGAGCAATTATTGAAGAATTTTGTGAGTGGATCGATCCTGAAAATAATGAAATTGAGATATATTCTTTTGAGTCAAAGGATTGACAAAACCTAAATAATCGCATATAATGCAAAGGAACCCACTCAAAAGGTGGGTTTTGTCGTAATGAGTCTGTGACGTGACACTTAGAGCCGTGGAAGATGCCCGCCGAGAGGTTGGGTACACCCCTCTTCTATACGGATGTCGAATTCTACTAAAATAAATGCTTTTAAAGAAAACAATTCAAACCCTTTCGGTCATTGCTATGAGTCTTGGTGCTCTTGCTCCAAGTCCTGCTCAAGCATTGACCTGTTCTTATGCCTCACATTATGGAATTGGTGACGGTTACGATGGTCAAAGAACTGCTAATGGTGAACGGTTTAATGCCTATGGTAACTCAGCCGCACATCGTAATCTTCCATTTGGAACTAGACTAAGAGTAACAAATGAATCAAATGGAAAATCTGTTGTTATACGGATTAATGATCGTGGTCCATATGTAAGTGGTAGGAATCTTGATCTTTCTTATGGTGCTTTCTCAACGATTGCATCACCAAGTAGAGGAGAGATTAGGGTTTGTTATTCTAGACTGTAATTGATAAATAGGAGGGATTTATTCCCTCCTTAAAAACAACTATATAAACATATCTTATTTTTTACAGAGATTATTATGTCACAATCATCACAAGAACTACTGAATGCTATTGAAGAATGGAAAGTAGAAGACGAAAAATTTGTATCTGGTAATAATGCTGCAGGTACTCGTGCTCGCAAGGCTCTACAAAAGATTTCTAAACTTGTAAAGGCACGTAGAACCGAAATCACCGAAGAAAAGAATGCCCTTAAGGCAGCAACGACTTGACCAAAGGGGTAAATTGCTCTATAATGCTACCATAGGCACCGAAGGTTCAAATCCCTCCCTGTCTACATTGACAATCAAACTCATAACTGGTATGGTTGTTTTATGGGTTAGTAGCTCAGATGGATAGAGCCACAAACTTCTAATTTGTTGGTCGGGGGTTCGAATCCCTCCTAACCCGTTTGGGGGAATTAGCACAGTTGGTAGTGCGTCTGCTTTGCAAGTAGGAAGTCAGGAGTTCGAGTCTCCTATTCTCCATGGAACTTCGGTTCCTTATAATCCCCAGTAGCTCAATTGGTAGATGCGTTCGACTGTTAATCGAAATGTTGTAGGTTCAAGCCCTACCTGGGGAGTCTGCCCTATAAGCATTGTGGTGATGCAGCAGTTTTGTAAACTGCAGAGAACAGTTCAATTCTGTTATGGGGCTCTTGACATAATACTCATTATGTCTTATACTTCATAGGTGTGAAGGAAGTGCTGAGAGTGATGCCAAAAGTAAGGCACCCCGACAAGGGATACAGTAGAAGGATGCGAAACCTTCCACTCTCACAATGCGGATATGGTGTAGTGGCAACACAAGAGTTTTCCAAACTTTTATCCTCGGTTCAAATCCGTGTATCCGCTTATAAATATTTCAAAAAAACAATGATCTCTATACGATGCAAAGATTGCAATAAAGAATTAATAGGTCCTCCAACAAAAACAGTTAGTTGCGGCTGCCCCAATATGGCAACAATCTATGGTGATAAAATATCCGCAGTTGATTTGTCGCGTGTTGTAATGTTAAACTCACCAGAGAAAAAACAAAAAACAAATGTTCTTTCTACTCAAGATATTATGTGGCAAGAAGAAAGGAGGCAAAGAAAAATTCGTCGTTTAGATTTTGAAGTTCGTTAATGATTTTTGGAAGGGTGGCCGAGTGGTTTATGGCGTCAGTCTTGAAAACTGAAGATGTGCAAGCATCCGGAGGTTCGAATCCTCTCCCTTCCGTTTTGTTATGAAATTAAAATATAATCAGCAATATAAGATATGGTTGAGAACATGAGTCACCGAATGCCTGAGATAAAACCTGAGCATTATATTACAGAAGAGCAGTGTCAAAAACTAATTGATAAGGCCATTGACAGGCATAATAAAACTGCTACAATTATATCAGCAGCAATCGGTTCGGTTCTTCTTTTCTTTTATGCTCATGGAGTCATTGCAGTAGTTGACAAGGTTAGTTGGAAGTGATATAGTATATGAGTTGAGAAATCAACTGCGGCATTTCCCTTTGATAGGTTCAGAAATGGCGGCGACAGGAATCTATCTTTCCGGGATTAGCGCAGCTTGGTAGCGCACTTCACTTGGGCTGAAGGGGTCGCAGGTTCGAATCCTGCATCTCGGACTTATAAACAACACATTATGAAAAATGGACAAAGAACTTAACAAATTAGAATCATTTACTGTCGAAGAGTTTCAAGCAGATTTTGATGTTCTTCTGGAGAGAGTTGAAAGGGGAGAATCCTTTCTTATCAAAAGCGACCACGGCAATGCAGTTATGATTCCTTATAATGAGGTTGTGCAAATACTTGAAGAATCTGATGTGAGTGATGATATAATACGCATTCACACTGACCACGAAGAAGGATGTTGAGTCAAGACCACATATAGGTCTTATATGTTGCTTCAAGGCAACTTTTATGCGAGTGAGACTTGGTAGTCAGAGGAGTTTTATAAACTCTTTCCGCCAGATTAGCGGCTTTGACCTGGTTCAAATCCAGGCACTCGTACTTTGCTCTTTTAGCTCTCTGGCGAAAGCAATCTGCTCATAACAGATAGAAGGTCGGTTCGATCCCGACAAGGAGCACTTGACTTCTCAAAGTCAATCCACTATAATACACAGGTAAACAAATCAGTCAAATGACTCTCACCGACAAGTTTAAGAAAGATGTTCAAGTTCTTCGTGCTGCTGCAAATGGAGACTTCTATCTCGATGTAAAGAATCCAAAACTTTTTAAGAAAGTTCGTAAGTATTATCAGAACGAAGGAGTAGTATTTTCCGATGATGCTCTTGATAATTATGATATTTTAATTGATTGTATTGTTCAGGACCTCGAATCGGTAGAAGTATAATGATTCAATCTAAAGTTATTCTTGAAAGGGAAGAATATCGGTTTGTTGAAAAAGGTATTATTGAACTCAACGGCAAACCTGATTATCGTCTTCAGAAAAAAGACTACTATACAAAACGATGGAATGATATCTATCTGTTTGATAATCAGATGCAGTGCTTGACTGCTATGGAAGATTTTAATTATGCAAAATGGTTGGATCCTGATAGGGTTCCTTGTTATGTAAAAGAGGATGATATTCTTGAATGAGATCAATAGTCTCGGGATGACTTAAAACTCGCACTGGTCGGGACCCCCTCGAAGTCACGGATGGACTTAAACAGAACTGGTGGAGTCAAATATGACCCTATTGTTTTATTGCTTTTCTCAAAAGCAATTGGTGCGGATGGGGAATTCTTTCTCCGCCTGGTTTCCAATTTCCAGTTAAAGAATTGGTGGCGAGCCTGAATGACCTATGAGGAGAGTTGCATAAACTCTCTTTTTTTAGTATAATGTTATAAAGAGATTTTTATATATGAAAATTGGTTTTAATTGCAGTTGCTTTGATCTTTTTCATGCGGGGCACGTTACGATGCTTAAAATGGAAAAGGAAATGTGTGACTATTTAAAAGTAGCACTTCAGGTTGATCCAACAATTGATAGACCTGGTTTAAAAAATAAACCAGTACAATCAATTTATGAGAGATATGCTCAGGTACAGTCGTGCAAATATGTAGATGAAATTCTCGTTTATGATACGGAAGCAGATCTTCTCAATTTAATTAAGACTCAAAGTTTTGATATTAGATTTTTAAGTGAGGAGTATAAAAATGTAGATGTCACCGGAAAACAATATTGTATAGATACTGGTATCGAAATTCACTATCATCTAAGAAGACATCAATATTCTACTACGGAGCTTAGAAATAGAGTTTATCAACTTGAAAGGGCAAAAAAAGAAGAGGAAGTGAAAGAGGATATTCTCCAATATTCACCAAAACTTTTGGAAAAATATTCTATTAAAGATAATTAACTATGACAATTTTAGTTACTGGTGGGTGTGGATTTATTGGTAGTAATTTTATACATCATTTAAAAAAAATAACAAGTGAAAAAATCATTTGTATTGATAAAATGACTTATGCTGCTGATTATGAAAATATTTCAAATTTAGATATTGAATTATATCCACTTGATATTAATAATTCAGATTATGTA